GAGCCAGTAAAGCTAGCACCCCCATCGTTAGAGTACTTGATATGCAAATAGGTCGATTGGCCGTTTGGGCCTGGAGTTCCTGGCGAACCTATTGGGCCTGTAGAGCCATCAGAGCCCTTAATCAGTGCCCAAGTATAATCGCCTACGGAGGAGCTGTCTGCAAGCGTGAAATCTGTGTAAGTGCCTATGTAGATACCTACAGTTTCACCACCTGCACCCGTGAAAGTTAAGCCGCCATCGTCAGAATACTTAATATGTAAATAAGTAGTTGAGCCGCTCGGGCCTGGGGCTCCTACATTATCGGTGGCATCTTTGGATAGCTGGCTTGACACATTAAGGCTTGTACGGCCAAATGAGTCAAACGCAGCCATCCTGAAGTAGTAAGTCGTGCCTATTTCAAGAGGTACGCCTGTACCGTCAGTTACCACAACCAGTGGGAGATCTTTTCCGACTGTGACAAGGTTAGCATCACTGGGCGTGAACCCACTTACTGTAGACATCCATACAAGAATTCCTTGATAGTCTACATCACTGGGTTTATTGCATTCAATTGCAAAGGCCTTGTTAAGGGCTTGAATAATGATTCCAGTAAGGGCTGCTGGCGCAGCATTAGATGCAACTACTTCGGACCATGCATCACTACGCAATCCGTTGACCCCCACCGACTGAATTCGGATTGTGACGGTGCGAACAGGACTGCCACCAGTATCCAATTCCATGAATTCGCCAGTATACTCAAATCGCTGAGTATTGCCTACAAACAGACTCCTTAATACTGATGCATCACTTGAGTAATCGGGCTCTACGTCTGGGCTTAGTACTGCCTCAGGCGCATGGCCACTGCCTGAGCGGATTAGGATATTGTAACCCTTTAAACGCTGTAGGAAGTCCCACCTGACTCTAATACTTGTACCTGTAAAAGCCTCTTCAAGAGTTAATCCAATAGGCGCCACAGGTTTGATATATTCGCCTACAATAACATGCTCAGCCAAAGTAGCTGGCTGAGGTATTCCCATACTACCAATGGAGCTAATGGCTACATATAGAATAGCTCCACTCTGAACATTTATTTGATATGCTGGGGTATAAACTTGGAATTCTTCCCAGTTACCATTGTCAATCTTATATTTGAATAAGTACGATTTAGCCCACTGAGCTGAATCCCAACTGACATTGATTTGAGGCAATGCCTGATTATTGATAACTGCCACATTTTCAGCAAATGCAATGTTAGCAACAGGTGCGGCAGTCCTGGGCAACTGTGCTTGCGGAGCAATATTCAGCGGGCCTATATCATCGATTTTGGCGTACTTCTCAGGATCATGAGCTAGTGCAGATACATCGAACTGTAACTTATCCTTACCAGTCTTCTCAGATATGGAGAGCACCCGCCAATACCGTTCAGTTGCGACGGAGCCATTAGCAATCCACATAGCGCCATTCAACGGCAGCTCTGTCAGATTCGTCACAAGATTGATTCTTGCCCCATGAGCGAGTATTTCCACAGAAGCCACATTGCGCTTGACCAAGCTGCCGTCAGGCATTATTGCAGTTATCGTGGCGGATGAACCGGGCGATTGCCAAGCGTCAACGATAAGGTACGACAGAGTGGATCCTGCCAGCAAGCGGCCCGCACACCTGGATCCTGCAGTCTTGGCAGGATCCGCAATCTTGAATACGTCACCAGGCTCAACGCGCAAGCTGTCGAGGCCTACACTGAAGGAGACCGTCTCGGTCTCCACCCACTCAGTGTAGAGAATTCTGCGACCTTTGCGAGCGGCTTGACCTTTTGAAGTGCAGCCTACAGCCACCACATCATTAGTCTTGTAACCGATCTTTCTAACCAGTTCATCGTCTGTAACCAGTACAACGTCCCGCTTATAATGATTCGTAGGATCATTATAGGTTACCCGGATTACACTGTGTTTAGCATTGCGACTGACACCGTGATAAACGAATTTACCATCTATGACGTTAGCCGGACCATACACATATGCTGCATCACGTGGCGCATCCTGCACCAGCTTCAGAGCTTCGCCGCTATAAGTAGGCATGCACTCGAATGCACTAGCCAATTCATTTAGCAGTGAGTAAGCCTGCTGCTGGGTTTGAATGTATATATTAACAGTATAGCGAGGCTCAAGGCCGCCAAGCCCATCGTTAACCATGCCATCGCAGTACTGCGCTATTTCGTAGAGATGCCACTTATCTATGGCGGCATTAGGGATGTATTTGGCCAGCCCGTAACGAGTATGGGTAACCAAGTCCATGAACACCCAAGCAGGGTTATTGTTGTAAGCCAGTTTAAAAGTGCCATCCCAAATGCCTGAGTATGTTCGCGATACCTCGTTGTAATTAGATGGCACACGAATGATTCGACCGTAGCACTTGTACGATCGCGAAGGTATGCTGGAAAACTGGCTACTATCGGCTTGCACATAGTAGCCAGCAATATTTGGCCTGCGAAGCTTTACATCAATTACTTCAGCGTAACTGTCAAACTTAAAGGTGTTCTGCTCGTACTCACTGACTGAATCCGGCGTTATACGAGTTATCCTAATATTCCATGGCGCATTGCCTGCCAGTGGAATAGCGTGCTGACGAATGTATCTGCCTGAACTTTTACCCGATATGGTATCTGTTAATACATTTACATATGATCCAGATGAGGGCTGAACTTCAATTGTGTAGCTTACGAAGGAGCCAATACTATCGCCGTTTTCAGGATCCACCTTACTCAGGGCCGGCAAAGAAATGCGCACACGTGCATTATCTACTTGGCTGTTGGATATGGTACGTACGATCGGAGTACCGTACACTACATTGGTGGCTACGGCTGTTTCGGTTTCGGCGAATGCAAAACCTGGCACGAATGTTTGATTAGGCGTCCCAACCCGCTCTACGACAGATATCCCCTTAAAGTTGTATGAGCCGTCGCTATTCTGCAGAGGCGTGCCGTCGATGTATATCGACTTGAAGCCTTCTACGAGTCCGCCAATCTCGCCCTCACTAATCAAATCCACTATTCGCGTGTATTCCCTAGAGCGCAAGCTATCAGGTGCATCGACAGGACTGCGCGATGCACCACTATCACCCTTTGAGCCCTGAATTATGGATTCCATTTTGTGAATGTATCGTAAGGATCACGAGAGGGGTAATCGTCAGGATCAACCTGACTAGTTAGTACTGGGGATATGTCTTCAGTATAGATAGCCGCGGATGCTACCACGCTGCCGACTTCCATCACCCCATACAAAACTGGCAGGCAATTGCCTGGATTAGTGGCATTTACCGGGCCATCGAATAGCTGTGATGGCTTGTTGGCGGATGACTCGTTAGGACTAGGGGTCTTAGGTGTGGGCACCATCATCAAAGCCACGCCTCCGATCACCATACCCAAACCTAGCTGAAACACATATGGGTTGCCAGTATACCACATAACGACAGCGCCTACTATGGCCACCACGGCTCCAAGCAACTTATTATTCTTGGAACCCTCTATAACTGGCACTATGCGAATGGGCGCCTGCCTGTCAGATTGCAGAGTCAGTTCGCCGGTCGATACTCCACGCTTTCCAACTAGAATCTTGTACTTTGCGCCGGCTCTGGCGGTGTCATTGAACCACTTGCGAAACCCTGGAATCGTTGCATTAAGAGCCTTAAATGCCTCACCCACGGAGCGAACGTCCATTTTGAAGCTGCGACCGAACATGGTACGCATCGGCCCGTACAATATGATTTCACGCATGGCGAAGATGATGAGTAGTCAGATGGGCCCAAGTACCACCGTATACATACCGCTGTGACAACTGGCCTAAACAATGTTGCAGAATCCTACCTTCGCCGATATACACTGCGCAATGGTTAGGGATAGAGCTTCTGATTTGCATTAGAAATACATCGCCTATCATAGGCTTAGAGCCCAGCGGAATGGATTCAAAACCGTGTTGCAGGTAGTTATCTACGAAGTAGTTATTGGCCGGATTACGCCAGAAATTCATCTTGCGAGGAATATTCGGCAGATCGATTTGGCGTTCCCGCTTTGACCAGTCTCTTACGAGAGCGTAGCAGTCAAGAACGCCCATCACAAAAGGGCGTTCGAGATATGGGGCCTCATAACCAGACGGCTCGAACTGCATCCATTCGCCACTAGGCATATTCATGATCAGCCATGGCAAGCCGGAAGTTTCGCATCCCACCAAGTCAGCCATGGATGGTTGGCAAGACATCTGCGGATGCGAATGTGCAATGCCAATTATGTCGTATCGATCAGCAAAGTCAGCGTACTGCTCTGGATCAATGCGGAAGTCAGAACCTTCTACGGCGGTGTTTATGCATCGCACATAGTGCACAGTTCCATCGTTGACGATGAGTCCGCACGATTCGTTAGGCAAACACTCTTCAGCGTGAGCCTTTATGTCTGCCAGCAGTTTATCGTTGACTTCAATCATAGTCTTAGCAATCCAATAGCGGGCTCACCGCCGAAAGGCAATTCAGCATTCTGACCGAACCTCAGCCGACAGCCAGTCAAAGTCTTACTGCACTTGTCCAATGCCGGACTGGTTGTAGCCACGTCTTTTTCAGTAGCTACTGGATCGCCTGCATAAGTGCATTCTGCATCCCTATAGACTGCGCCACAGAATGGCAGTATCTGACGTGCAGGTAGAATAGTGCCAGGCACATCGTAGGGAGAGCATAGCTCGAACTGCACCATTTCAGAAGACTCGCCGGTCTTGACGTCAATATTCCAAATCTCACGTGGAAATTCTTCGTCAGGGTCTGCATCTGGATTCACATCGCCTGGGAAATTCACGGCATCCAGAAACTTTGCTAATGTCCGAATGCGGGTCAAGCGAGCCCCAGCCAGATCATCGTAGGCTAGAAGGAACTCGCTAATGCCGCCACCCACATTACCGACAGTAAGCACCGGACGAGGTAGGCGACCCTGGGCATTCTTGGAGAATCCCTCAGCACGGATGGGGTATCGAGTATATGTAACACCCTGCCAAACGATCGAGGTCTTTTTAGCATTTTTATGCGAGACAAACCTGAAATAAATCGGGTCCGGATCCGCAGGAATCATTAGCTCAAACAGCTCGACTAGCGGGCTGAGTACAAGCTTCTGAATTTCTGCATCAATTTTCATACGGATATTGAGATAACTTCTTCGAACTTGGCTGTCACATTGAATGACTCAAATCCTGCCCATCGCTTGGACCATCCACGGCAGACTACAGTTACAGTTTCTGTAGGCGTGACGCCAGGCAAATCGTGGGTGAATTCAGTAACGCCGTTCTTCAGCTTCAGAAAATCAGTGATTTCGCCAGTTTCGACCATCGACCGATTGTTAAAAGCCCAAGTCCAGGTTCTTAACAGTGAATTGATTCCGTCAGGAGCTCGCTGCTCGTAGCCGTCACCGAATTTGGCAGATAGTGTTCTGGGAGTCGAATCCTCTCCAGCATCATAGTCTGCGATCCAGGTAAATTCAGCCATATTTATTTAGCCAGTACGCCATCTGGGCGAGTTTCACGAAGTAATACGCTCAGTGTGACCTGCTCGATCTGAGTCCTGAGAGTTTCGGCGAATTCTGCGTTAGACTGTACATCGGACTGCGCAGATGCGCCGCCCTCAGAATCAATCTTGATATCAATCTTGGTGTCAACGTAGATATCGCCACCGTAAGACTTGCCACTGTTCATCGCAGCAAGCATTGGCATATTGTTGCGAGTAGCCTGGGCATTCATCACGAATTCCTGGCCATGCACAACGCCGGCCACCTGATTCGTACCCATATTACCTGTATATCCACCAGACTTAAAGCCTGCTGAACGAATCTTAGCCACATTGACTGCTGCAGCCACACCTACTGCAGCAGCCAGAGCATAGTTCCACGGAGGCGGTGCAGATGCCAAGGCTTTCTGCACACCAAGTACGCCGTCAATGGTTGCCTGAATGATTGCGGCAGCTTTACCGATTTGAGCCAGTCGCTTATTGCCTGATTCAGTCAGACTGGCCAGATTGCCGAAGAACTCGCTTGCTTGACCCAGGCGAACCTGCTCGTAGGTCAGAGCTTGCTTAGCCTTCATCATCTGAGCAGTCTTCTCAGAGATCAAATCCTTCTGGCGCAGGCCGTCAATGTACGCATAGTACTCCTCAGATACCCGTTTCTGGGCTTCAAGCCACTGATCAGACCCATTTGCATTTGGGTCCTTCATCACAATGTAATCGGTAGCGTTCTGTTGAGTAAAGCCTGAAGAGGGGTCAGCCATGAGCTTTTGCATGGCTTGAAGTTCTATGATCTGAGTACGCCACTTGTCGACAGTGGCAGACAGGATATTGTCGCCTGCAGCGGCTACCTCGTTGATTCGCTGAATATTACGGAGCTTCTCACGAATCAGATCACCCTCGCCAGCCTGAAGTTTATAGCCCAAATCCATCAACCTGTTGATTTCCTGACGAGCCTGAATTTCGATCGAACGATCTTCACCCTGCATTTTGGCCAAGTCTTCCTGATCCTGCAAATGCCTGTACATGTCGTCACGAGCATCCGCTATACGAATAGCCTGATCAATGGCCGTGGAGATTTCCTTGTTGTAATCTTGCATAGCCTTGGCATCTGCTCGGGCGGCCGCCTCCATGAAAGGTTGTTTAGCCAGCAGGTCTGCCTGAGCCTTTTCGAGTTGCTCAGTACTCATCTCACCCTGCTTCATCAAGGTATTCAGATTACCCCATTCCTTTAGGAAATTAGCATCAAGGCCCGCAGATCTCAGAGCCGTTGCTTCCAACGGGTCCTGGCGATTGTTACCCGTCTTAGGCTTGCCCGCACCCAGTACATCGCTCAGCCTAGCTGTATCAGGCGAAAGGATTTGACCGGTCTTAGCCAGCCATTGAGCTGCAGATGCCTTGTCAGCATCGGTCTTGAATCGCTTGTCGCCCAGTATGCCCGCCAGCTTTGAGACCATTTCTTGAGTCAGATTTTCAGGCTTCATCAGGCCTTCAACTTGGCTAAGACTCTTAAGTCCGACAAAATTACGCAGGAGCGGGATCATCATCTGATACTTGATGTTCTCCTGCTGGGCCTTGCTAGCCTCACTCAATTTGCGAGCCTTGAGGTCAGCCTCCATGCGCTTAACCTCATCCTCCAGGCCTGAGCCCATCTTATAGCCTGCATAGGCCCCACTGCCGGCTCCAAGAACTCCGCCTATAGCGGCCCCTGGCAGGCCTGCTACAGAGCCACCGATAACTGCGCCACCTACAGCACCTATTACCGCGCCAAACTTGCCGGAATTATTGATGACCCATGTCATCAATTCAGCTAATTTAGTGATGACTGTGATAGCCATATCAACGCCCTTGGAGAACGTGTCAAAGCCATTACGGATATCGTCCGAAGTCAGATTTGCAATGAATGTGCTTACACGGTCAGCCACATTCTTGATCATGTCTGCAAAGCGGCTGATCACATACGGATCGCTCAGCTTCTTGCGCAGTTCATCGAACACATTTGCAATAGCGGTTCCAGCGCCGGAGTCCAGTACTTCCTTGACGAAGTCAGTCCATACGTTCGTCAAACGATTGATGGATGCAGATACACTCTGCGAAGCCATCTCAGACGAATCAGCGAAGGTGCGAATCAGTGCATCGCCGAAGATGGGTAAGAATTTCTCAGAAATCACGATACCCTTACGGATCGCTTTTTCCAGTTCTTCAGGAATAGTGTTCAGAGCCTTCGCGGCAATCTGTATTACGCCCGGTAGTTTTTCGCCCAACTGCCTGCGAAGTTCTTCCATCGACACAACGCCCTTAGATGCAATCTGTGTGATTGCATAGAACATCAGCTGAGTGTCAGAGTTGCTGGCATGCAAGGTTCTGGCGGCCATAGCCACGCCAAGGAACGCCCTGTTAGCCTGATTCATTTTCTCAGTGCCGTCAGGAATCGAGGCAACCAGCTTTGCGTAGTTACCTGTCAGCGCATCGAACTGTACGCCCAACTGATCTGCAGTCTTGCGCAGGAACGTATACGAGTTGGCTGCCTCAGCACTGCTCTTAGTGCTGACGGACATGATTGCATTGAAGCCCTGAAGCTTATCCAATTCGCTCAGCAGCGAGTTGAACACAAGCGTGATACCGCCTGCGACATTCCTCAGAACATTGAGAAGAGTATTAGCAAGGCCCGACAGACGCTGAAAAGCTCCGCCGATACCTTGCTGAATATTTTGGCCGTACGCGAGTGCGGCTTGACTACCCTGTTGCAGGGTAGTAGTCAGACGATTGAATGCTCCTTGCGCATTACCTATCGCCGCTGCCAGATTGTTGAACGCCCCCACCGCCTGGCTGGTCTGGGCGTTTACTTGTAGATTTGTTGCCACTTAATTCTCTGTGAGCTTGATCCATCAAACCAAGTAAATCAACAAATATATCGACAGGTACCGACGGTTTCCCGAAGAGCTGGATATACGCTACAATTTCTGACAGTTGGATTGGATTCGTTGCAAATCCAATCGTTCTGCGAGCATCAAGAGTCTGAAATGCGTCGACAAACTCCTTGGTGACTGGGTAAAGAACTGGAGCATTTGAAAGTGCTTTTGGAGGATCTAATCCAGCGGCTAAATTTGCTGACTCAATTTCCTTCAGCTTATCTAGCTTAGAGGCCCATTCAAAGTTCCAGGTTACCCAATCTTTCAGCCGTTTCCCAGATCCGCAACTTCTTCGTCACGGTAATGGCCGATGTTGGTTGCAAAGTCGCTGACGAAATCGCGGAACTCAACGTTGGCCAGCAGAGCCGTATTCGCAGTCTTGGAGGAGTACTTGACTTCTTCGCCGGCCCTGGTCTTGACGTCCTCCCAATCAACCAGAATCCCCTCAGACATGGCTTGAGCCAGAATGGCCTTGTTCACGCCTGGGTCCAGGCGACCTTCGTTGATTTTCCGCATGTGTGGTTGCTGCAGCCGTGCCAGGGCACGCTGGAACTTCAAATTGGAAATGTGGGCGATCTTGAAGCGCGAACCGTCGAATTCAGTCCACACACCTTCGTCCACAGCAGAGAGGTCAGCATCGATAATCATTTTATGAGTCCTTGTTTAAACAGGATCTGCGGTCAGCTTGATGACGTTCGTTGCCGTCGCATCGTACAGGCCGCGCCACTTGGCAGTCAGCATCACGTCAGTGTTCTTGCCGCCTGCCACAACTTCACCGGTCTCGAATTTGCATCGCGGCAGGTCGAAGGTGTACTTGTTGCCATCGTTATCCACGAGGTCAAAAGAGATGTCGAATTCGGTGCCTGCAACGTAGGCATCGAATTGCGTGCCATCGTTGAAGTAGAATTCGATGTCGCCGGAGACTTCCAGCGTGCCGAGCTGGATGTTCTTCGGCTGCAGCGAGCCAATGCACATGGTTGCCCGCAGGTTGTTCTTGATCATCAAGGACAACGAGCTGATGCAACCGGAATACGGCACGCCGCCGATGGTGAAGTTCTGAACGTTGGCAACAGCGTTCATCGGCGTGGTAGAGGTACCAGCCGGGAAGGTTGCGCCTGAGATCTGCGCGGTTGCAGTGGCCACGCCGAAAGCCAGGAACGAGAACGAGCCTTCGACGATCTTGCCGAGCTCCATCTTCAGGTTCATGGACTCGACCACACAGCCCTTGTAGGTGTGGAAGATCGATACATCCGTGAATTGCTTCTGGATGGAGAACGACGACCGAGTCGACCCATTGGTCAGTTCTGTCTGATCGCCCGTACCAGCCGTCCATGAGGAGCAGAAGAGTCCTGCCAGCAACTTGGTAAAGCTACCGTAGGACAATTCGAAGTTGATGTCGCCAGCTGCTTGAGCAGAGGTTTGCACCAGGTCCGTCTGAGTGCGGTCTGGCCGAATCTCGTTGGAGGTGGTGTTTTCGATGTTGTAGTTCAGCGACTCGCCGGTAAAGCGGACTGGCTCCAGTGCAGGAGTGGTCGGTGTCACACCGATGGTGTCCTCCTTGACAAGGCGGAGTGCAACGCTATCTGCAGATGACATGATTAGTTCCTCAAATCGTAATAGAATGGGCAAGAAACGATTGATTGCACCCAGCCGTTGAGCTCTTTATTCTCGGAGGTCAAGGATGCGGTGGTCATCTGAATCTTTGGGGCAACTGCCGGAGCAATTGGGCTAATGACTACGGAATCTACCAACTCTGCAGCAGCTGATGCCAATTCTAATTTTCTTTGCGAGCCCTGTCCAGGCTTACTGAATATCGTCAGAAACAGGATGCCAGTATGGCGAGTGCACCCACGAGTAACAGACCTTGGAATACCTTCACCGAATGCCACGTGGCATCGCATATATTCGGTGTAAACTTCACTGTTAAAAGCTACGTTATCATATTGAACTACAGTCTCAGTCCAGCCGTCCAGCACATGCTGTTCGATTGCGGCTTGAGCGACATCATATTTCATCGCAGTGTGACTGATGCAATAGCTAATCCGAGAACGCCGTAAGGGGCTTGAGACGAATAGCCATATTCTAACAACTCAGCATAAGGCTGGTTATTTGATATGATGACTACGTCACCGAGTTTGAACCCTTTAGGCCATCGAAAGTATGCGCCCCGTATCGGTGCTTCAGGAACGTAACCATCTGTCACGTCTTCTCTAGCTTCGTTGAAGGACACCCTCCAACTAGCCCTGAATGCACCCGTACGTACTGGAGATAATTTGACTGCGGTACGGAAGATCGTACCCATTATCTCTTTAACGCCTTCCTCTGCCAAATCGTTTAGGTCCCTACTAGTAGGCCACCCAGACGATTTGGTAGAAAATGAAATCATAGTCTCAACTGAACTTGTGACAATGCTACTGTGTCACCCGCCATTACCTTGTCATTGTTAATGACTCGATAACTCTTGACACCTGATTTATCAATATCGCCAGTAATCACATCGTTAGTCTCAGGAACTGGCTGGCCAGTTTCCGGAAATATCAGAACTTTATGATCACTAGCCCGAACTCGTTCACCATCAATTTCCTTAGTCTCAAACTTGTCATGGATAATTTTTACATCATGCGTGACAGGTGTAGATGAAGGGGCTGTTCCAGGTACATGCGTAGGCATGGACTTCTGAATCAACTGGCATGGTATGGCAAGATCTTGAACCGCCGCTTTGGCAGTAGCAACAGCTTGCAACACGACTTGCTTAAGCACGATAAGTCCGAGCTACCTTCATCTGACGAGCGCCTGGCAGTGGAGGGTTTGACATAGAGCCAAGATCGCGCAACAGCATGGCCACGATATCGGGGAAGTATTTGTCGGAAGATCCGCCTACAGCTTCACTGAAATCGATATTGATAGGGCCGACTTTGATGGAATCGAACGCCGCATTCTGACCGACTGCAACCAGGCCATTATTGCTCATAGACCAGATGGCCATTTCGCAAGTTGCTTCCTTGACTGCAGCTGGCACAATAGTCACGTCCAACATGAAGGTATCAACCCACACATCGTAACGTGGCCAATCCATCTTCTGGTCACGCGAATACTTGTAGCCTATCCAATCACAGCTGGCATCGACCGATCGAGTGGCGTTCACCACGTACATCGACCTTTGATCAACTGTCAGAGTGTTCCAGGCAGTCAGCACAGAGGAATCAGGCACTCGCGTAGTCACGTAATCCAGCATCTCTGCCAAACTCACGTATGAGTTGGCAGAGGGGTGCAAAGGATCACTGATTACAACGAGTGCCATGATTCAGGCCTGATTAGCCCTTAACCCTGACGTCGTTGATCATCGCCACGCCGAGTTCGCTGAAGATCGCCATCGAGGCGTAGAAGCGAAGGCGGTCGATGATGTCGTTGGTCGTTTCCGACTCACCGACGTGCGACACGAAGATGCCGGACTGGATGGCGCTGGTGAGGCCTGCGATACCGACCTTGCGACTGCCGTCGTCGAAGCAACCGAGGTAGATATCGGTCGTCTGCGTGGAGGTACCTGCAACGGGGATCCAGTCGTTGCGGAACATCGGGATGCCGCGGTAGGTCGGAACCGTCCGGCCGTCAGGCATCGTGATCACTTCGTTGATGCCAGCGCCACCCAAAGTGCGGAGCAAGCTGGCGTGCTTGCGGAGAGCGACGTCAGGCGCCATGATGAAGTCGACAGCGCCGTCCTTGCCGATGACCTTGCTGATGGCTTCGTCCAGGATTTCCAGGCTGTAGGCCGCCGAAGCAGCTTCGACCTTCTGGGCCGCTGGCATCAGCTTCTGCAGGCCGTCGAACTCCAGCGGATCAGTAGAATCGCCGAGGATCAGCTGGCGCTGGTACTCGCGACCCAGACCCTTGGCCTTGGAAGCGATCTGCACGCCGGACTGACTGTTCTGCGTGCCCATCGTGGTTTCGACGAAGTGGTCGACCATCGCATCACCGATCAGCGCCTTCAGGGGCGTAGTGACCGGAGTGAAGGTGGCCGGCGTCTTCGCACCAGCAGGGATGGTGTTGGCGCCACCGCCGATACCGATCGGAGCCACGCCGCCGATGGCGTTTTCACGGTTGTAGAGCAGCGCATTGCCGACGATCGCATCGAACGGCAGAAACTGGTACATCTGGTTGACCGTGACGATCGATTCGATCACGCCGGCGATCAATGGGTTCTGTTGGATCTTGGCCGCTTCGACCAGGGAGAGAGATGCCATGATGGGCTCCAGTGGATGAGAGTGTCAACGTTCTGCGTTAACTAGAGTCTCTCCACCGGAGAGTCCTACGCATTTCATACGAGCTACCAGCTCGTATGAAATGATCGGTTTCGCTGAAGCCTTAGGACCCCGGGGCTTCAGATTTGTACAAATTATAACGTGACCGTTGTCATTTGTACACCCCTTTGATCGAGGGGCTTTAGGACGCCTGAGGCAGATCGGTCATCATGCCCTTGCCACGCATGGCCAAGCCAGCTGCGATCTTGTCGACAGGCGACAGCTTGCTCATGTCCTTCACGCCAGTGATGCCGCCACCACCTGCGCCAGAACCTGTGGAGCCTTGAAACAGGTGACCAGCTGTGGAACGCAAACTGACGATCCATTCGTCGACGGGCATCGGGGTCTTGCCATCATTGCCGAAGACTACTTGACCGTCCGGACCCTTGGGGGTCGGCACACCGTCCACAACGGAGTAAACCGTCTTGGCGCGGAGCACCACGTCTTCCACCGCCGAAGGCACGACGCCATTCTTGATGGCCGCAGTCTTGACCACGTTGTCGACCAGCAGGGTCTCGAGTTGACGGTTGGCTACAGCCAGCTTTTGACCGAACTCGTTGACCTGGCTTTCAAGAGTGGCCTTCATCGTCTTGACTCGCAGTTGAACGACTTCTTCGACCTTCCCCTCCTTGATCAGCTTGCCTTCTTCGACTTCCTGCTGGATAGCCAGCAATTCAGCATGCTTGGTCGGATCGATACCCTTGTAACGGTCGATCTGCTTCTGCAACTCAATGTTGTTGTTGCGGAATTCGTCGACACGTTCCTTAGGCACAACGCCGTCCACGTCCAGGAAATACTGCCCGTCACGCGCCACATACATATGGCGAACGGCTTCAGCCACGTCTTCCAACTTGGCGATTTGATACTTCAGTCCCATGATGATTCCTTTACGCCGTTGCAGGCGCGGGTTTAGCAGCAGGCGGCTTGTTTGGATCCAGTGCTGGATCGGGGTCACGGATGGCCGCCAATTCATCCGCGTCCGTTCGGTGGGGGTCCAATGCCTCGAGACGACGAAGATTGAACACCAGGGTTTCTTTACTGATACCGCCCTTGAAGTAATTCTCGAACAGAATATTGAGATCCTTGAAGGTGATACCGAGGCCAATGATTTCGCGAGAGAAGAGGACTTCAACCGGGCCGTTAGCCTTCATCAACTTCGACAGCATGTTATAAAGCAGAGTCATACCCTGCTCAACAGCATTGATGATGTGAATCAGACTTGCAGATTCACTCATATAGCGCAAGCGCACAGTTTCTGCAGCTTCGGAGCCGCGTGTCGAGTTGTCCACCAGTCGTGCTGAAACTGATGCCATCAGGCCTACCTTCTCGACCATAGCTTTCTCGAGAGATTGCAGACCTTGCCCCAAAAACTCCATGTAGTAGGCCTTGGCACCTTCAGTTGGCAAAATCCAGGCAGAGGTGCCGCCAATCGCTAGTTTCGTGCCCACGTCAACGCCGGACACCACCGGAGTCGGCAGACCTGTAATATGACGACCCCATTCCAAGTCAGCACTGGACAGGTAGTGCGAAAGATTGATGGTGGCAATATCCAGCATCGGAGGCCTATCGGGCTCCATATGTATGCCAGAAGCTCCGAAAGGAATATATGGCACAAGGTCGATTGCAGTGCCGCTGAATGTCGGCGTAATCAGCGGGCCGGATTCCGCCAGCTCGTCATCGTGCAGCTGAACCTTGTAAATGCCATCAGTGTCAATGAAGCACCTGCGGTACCTCAAAACCAGCTTGGTTGCGAATTTCTCACTGGGATCGTTTTCGTAAGTGTATTCACGAAACATCACATCCTTGGGAAGCCCTGTTGCAGGGAAGGTTTCCCATCGCACAATGTTTTCGGCGATATAAGGTGCGAATATCGGATCGCCGACACCGTCCATCGGTGCATCGATCAAAATACCGTACCGACCCATCAGGGTAACTTCTGTGAAGACAGTTACATACAATTCAGTGAATTGATTCTTGCCGGATGTGTCCGTGAAATAACTCTCCATCACCGATGGATACTGGCACTTCGGAGCCTTCGTGGTAGCCAATCCAACCATCGTCGTGACTGTCTTGCCCGTAATCGGGAAGAACAGTGAGCGTCGAAGATAATTCTCGTAATCTTCGTACGTCTGACCAGTCAGCTTGGGCAAATAGGTTTCTTTGCCATCCTTAATGGCCCGCTCGCCTTTGAAGCAATCACGAATTTTCATATAATCCTGCAGATTATACAAAAACAGTGGGTGAGCGAATTTGCTGAGATCTTTTGCCATTTTAGTCCTTAAACGCCTGACATACTGGACATGCCAGCCGTAAGGGTACTCTTCAGCATGCGGTACTTCAACGCATCGTATAGGTGATCGTTGGCGTTAGAATCAACGTCCTGTGGATTCTCTGGGCTAATTGGGAGCTCAGGAATCTGACTAATCGAATTACTGCAATTTCGGTGAAACAGTAGCCACGGTTGTTCAGGATTCCTCGTCGCAGCAGCTTTAAGTCGCTGCCGAGTCAATACATAGCCTCGTTCACGACTTCCAGGACGCTTATCCGCCTTGGTGAATCTCACACCCTTCTTGACGTATTCATCATGAATGGATGTATGACCCCGATCCTTGTCAAAAATCGATGCGTCTGCTGGACCTGGCTGAGTGCGAGTTCGGAGCCCTGCATAAGATTCGTGGTCGTGAATCTTCAAACCAATCTCGAACGGCAGCAATCGGAGGCCTTTATCTTCCTTGTCAGCAAGATACTGCTCAGAAATGACGATAATGGATCGCTTCGGAAGAATGACATAGCGATTGTTGATGATCGCTCGCGTACCATCGCTTTCAGCGCACCAAAGGGTTGCTCCAGGCGCAGAGTAGCCATAATCGTGGCTTCTGTCAATAGTCCAAGTTCTAGGAATCTCGATTTGATCAATAATGTGGATATTGGAGTCCCAGAGGTCGCTGAAGGCGGCGCCCTCTTCCAGATCCCAATTTCCTTCAAGATAAGCTTGCGCCAGGCGATCATCGCCAAGACCCATGATCCGTTCACTATAATTTGCGTCATTACGCATCAAAATAGTGTTTTCTTTGGACAAAGCAGGTATGAATTCGCGAGTCATACCTCCGTCGTTTACTGGAGCCTTGAATACGTGATTGGCGCCGTGAAGTACAAAACCACGCTTGAAGTATGCGTGGCTAATACCGCCAGGATTCGTGCCGTAGATGATTTTTGGCAGCAGATTTTTCCACTTGTCAGGAATATTCAAGCCACCGAGTCGGACACGTGTCCGAATGAATCGAATCATCTTCTCAGAAAACTGAGTGGCCTCATCAATCAGCAAGAGGTGAATTTCAGCGCCCAGATAGCTGTTGATGTCATTTTCGTGCTGGCAGTGGCACAAATAAATCTGAGCACCGTTCCAGAAATTCAACACGCCGTCAGACTTGTTAAATGTGACGTCCCCAGCATCAATAAACGGCTTCAGCATTACCAGGAAGCCGTCAGGGGAGTAGACGTGATTGATGTAGAGTTCCTTGTACATTCTGCGAAACAGGAATACCTTCATGTTCGGTATTTCCATACACAGCACTATGGCCAGTACTCGCATCATGTAACTCTTACCTGCACCAGCTGCGCCGCCGTACAGGATTTCCAAAGCAGTTGAGGTTAGGGCCCTCTTCTGCTTTGGATAGAGTTTGAACTCGACTGTCATTAAGATATTTTCGCGGAGGGATGGGGGCCTAGTAGGGTGAGGTGCTCGCGGAAGGTATGGGAATCAGTAGGTCAACGAGTTGTTGCCCACGCGCTTCCACGAGTTCGCAGCGGTGCCCAGGCAGACCACCGGGCCAGCGGTTGCCAGGGTGCCCAGCGCGGCGTTGGTGTTCCAGCAAGTCGCGCCCTCGGCGCGGTTGACGCCAGTCGTGCCAGGCGCCGTGATGTCCATCCGGCGATTGGGCGAGAACACATCCAGCGTCGCCGTGTCGAAGAACGCGATTGCCGTGGTCTTTTCGCTGTAGAGCGAGCCCTCGTAAAGCGTGTACTTGGTGGACCCACGCAGCCAGAAGACGTTGCCGCTGGCGCCCAACTCCTCGTTGGCGTCCATGACGATCTTGACGCCCTTGTAGAGGTTGGCCCAGAGCTTGCCATTGGTGACACGGCACCCCACGAAGGTCAGGTTGTGGCCGTTCGTCACGTCAATGCCACCGCCGCTGTTGAGGTAACGGTAGGCATTCGACGAGCAGCCGACGAACTTCAACGACTTGACAATGGCGCCGTTGCTGTATACCAGCTCCCCGTCACCAGTCGCGGCGATCTTGGGGTTGGCGCCGCGCACCGTCACATAGTTGGCGGTGCCGTTGACCAGCCGCAGCATGTTCGACCCCGTGCCGAGCGAGCCTGTGAAGTTGTCCACGTTCAACGCCTCGACCGTCATGCCGTTGAGGTCGAAGAAGCTCAAGCCAGCGGGGACGGTCGGCGAGCAGTCACGCAGAGTGATGGACTCGATGTTGGTCGTGCCGCCCAGGCCGCCAGTGATGAGCGGATAGGCCGTGCCGACAGAGGACGAGTAGAGACCATCAATCAAGAGGTGACGCATGCCCCAGGTCGTGCCGCTGTTGCCGATCCAGACCGCCACGCCGTAGTTCGCAGCGGCGTTGCCCAGCATGCGGAGATTGCGCAGCGTCACATCCTGCAGGTTGCAACTCGACCCGAGGGCGACCATCGAAGCAGTGGCGACAGACTGCGTGCTGTTTTCCCACAGCAGCCCGTCACACGTCAGCGCCCCGATGTAGCGCACTTGGTCAAGGTTGAGCTGGCCCGGCGTAGTGCCGATCTGCTTGAGGTGTACGAGCTGGCCCGTGACCTTGGAGCGTAGGTCGCGGTACACGATGTCAGAAAACCACCACGCGGACTTCCCGAACTGCGCACCGATGGCACCAACCTGCGAGCACTTGGCGTCGATTTTTTCGATGACGACATCCTCAATCTCACCTTCTGTCAGCTCCAGCGAGCCGAGGTCACCGGTGGTCAGGCTGGTGAAGTCGTCGTAGGCGTAGCCCGTCAGGCCCTCGACGCGGAGGTGGCGGACTGGC